GTAACAATACTGGGTCAGAGAATGCCTGAAAATGAATTAGAAAAAGTATTAGAGAGTAAGTTCTTTTGTCCTGCTAGATTTGCTGAAGCAATCGAATCACTTGTTCTTCATAACAAAGACATGAATTACATAGATGCTATTGTACATTTTTGTGATCAGAACAGTCTTGATTTAGAATCAGTTCCTAAACTTATTTCTAAACCGTTAAAGGAAAAAATAAAGTATGAAGCGTCGGAGCTTAACTTCTTAAAGAGAAGTTCCCGTGCGAAATTGCCGATTTAATTCCAAAAAAGTCGAAAAAAAATCTCCGTAATTTTTTGCCCCTATTACTTTTTTTAGATCATGAATGACCCTTTAATATTGCATAAACTTTCACCAGGCACTACGTGTCCTGTAATGGTTACGAAGATTCCTAAACAAATCCAGAAAGAGATTGATGTATGGGTGAAGGAAAGTAAGAAGTTTAAGAATAGTCCATTAGCAGCACTGAAAGCCCATGAGAATGTAGGGTATCTTGCTATGGATGGTAAGATACATAACTCATATCAGTGTTCTATTTCTCCTCATCTAGTTGATAGTTCTTTTTGGTTGGCATGGGTGCTGAGATTGAGTTCAAAGTATTGGGGAATAGGAAAAGGGAATAGAGCATTTAAGTTGAGGAAATGGGACGGACATTTTGACGGGTATGATATCTGGACTAACTTTGCATATAAAGGAGATGATAATCCTACACATAACCATGCAGGATTTCTTTCAGGTGTGATATACTATAAGAATCATAAGCATCCTACTATATTTGATGAGTATGGTTGTGCGTATGAAGGATTGGATGGAACAATGGTGATGTTCCCTTCTCAGGTGCTGCATCATGTAGAACCCCAGATAGTTAATAAAGAAAGAATTACTGTGGCATTTAATATAGTAGGAGGGGATGTGAAGACTTCAAAAGGTAATGCGGATTAAATGATGCCTTTTGACGCTTATCGTTGTTATCTTTCTCTAAAAAATCACTTTACTAAAGATCATTATGATTATCATAAGTATCGTGGGAAGACCAGAGCGACTGTTCAAGCCTTTTATAAGAGGAAGGATAGGTTCTGGTTTGAGAAGTTTGCAAGACAGAAAAAAGATAAGGAAGTAGAAGAATTTTTTGTATCTAATTTTATATACTCTACTGATCCAGGTACTATGTGGATTGGTGAGATGATTAAAGAAGGTGAGGGTAGATATCAAGATTGGCAAAAGAAAGTTCAGTCATTGTCTTATGTCTTCAAGGAGGAAGTTAATACTTTATTCGATGATAAGAAGGTAGATGAGATCTTTGATTGTTCTAATGGTCATCCTCTTATTCTTAAGAGTTATCTAGCGGGGAATACCTCACTTGAAACTCTGGTAATTTGTGATAGAATACTTGAGTATAGGAAGGACTGGGATAAAAAATTAAACGATCCTGTATGGGAAACCGTTAGTCGTAAGATAAAAAAGTATAGTCCTTTCCTAAATATAGATGTACCCCGTTACAAAAAGATCCTAAAAGATACTGTCCTATGAGTTTTTTCGACTCCGAAGTAGTCCGTGCAGAAATGGCAGAAATACATGAACTCCAAGAGGAGGTTTATAATAATGTATTTAAATTTCCTACCATGAATGCAGAGGATCAAAAGTATCATGTAGATATTCTTGAAAGACTTTTAGAGAAACAAAAGGTTCTCTATACTCGTTTAAGTTTATCGGATGATCCTGAAGCAAAGGAAATGAAGAATCGCATTACAGAATCTGCAGAAATGTTTGGTTTACCATCCAATGTTGACATGAATCTCCTCTTTGATAATATGAATCAAGCGGTGGCGATTATGAAACGGCAGATTGACAATCAACTGTAGATCTTTTATAATAACAGAGTACACACAAGCCAAATCTCAACCAATACGAGGTAATCTAATGTCTTTTAAAGACTTAAAAAAGCAGTCCTCTCTAGGATCTTTGACTCAAAAATTAGTTAAAGAAGTGGAGAAGATGAACAATACTTCTGGAGGTGCTGATGAGCGTCTTTGGAAACCTGAAGTAGATAAAACAGGTAACGGTTATGCCGTTCTACGTTTCTTACCTGCTCCAGAAGGTGAAGATATCCCTTGGGCAAAAATGTATTCACATGCATTTCAAGGTCCTGGTGGATGGTATATTGAAAACTCTCTTACTACTGTTGGTAAGAAGGACCCTGTATCAGAGCACAATCGTGAACTCTGGAACAGTGGTAATGAAACTGATAAGGATGTAGTTCGTAAGCAGAAGCGTAAGCTTTCTTACTATGCAAACATCTATGTTGTAAAAGATCCTACCAATCCTCAGAATGA